CCAAGAACGACAACTCACTAACACCTTTGAACCTCGGTCCCTTGGTCTTGTCAGCCCCATCAGTGATCAACAACCCATAAGTGTTCATCAAAGCTACCATTTCAGGTGAGATGCCCTTTGCGACAACATCGTCACCATACGTAATAACCTTCAACACCTGCGCAAGGTAATTAAACACTTCGTGCTCATCAGTGACGCCAGCCTCAACAGCCGCACAAGCCAACGCAGCAAGCAACATTATGCCGTCACGAACCGACGTGTCTCCTGATCCTGATGGTTGTGGTCCCGAAATCCTGAAGACCTGCGTCCCCACGACAACCAAAAACGTCCTCAACATCCGAGCAAGAGTCCTAGCCGCCACCGACACGTCCAGCGCACTGATGACCTGACACAAGTACTCCTGTTGCCAGGGCTTGACGTTCTGGTCATAGTTAGCTGCATCCATGTCGATACCGCCCTCCGCAAAGTTCTTACCCAACGTCTGCCAAGCAATGGGCGGATTCACTCCAACCCCCAGCATAGAATCTATCGGTGCAGACTTCACTGCAGGCGTCAACCAATACAAATACCGCTTTTGAAGCAGCAAAAGTATCAGTGGGGACGCGTACATCACACGCGCATCCTTCCCCGGAACCCTGAGCTCGTCCTTCATCGACGCTCGATACACCATGTCCTCAACTGCAAGTGTTGGTACTTCACCTCGCTCCAAACTCTCACAAGCCCTGTCAAAAATCTCCTGCAACCCAAATTTAAGTCTCTTCGTGGACTTGTCCCACACTTCATGTTTCTTAAACACACCAGCAGAAGTGGAACCCGTCGACGTTGACTTCACAAACTCTGAGTCATCAAAGATCTCTTCAAGCGTCCGTGGTCTCGTGATCCGCACGAACGGCCTTAGAAACTGGACATGTGCGTCGGACACAGCGTCAGCAACGTCAGGCACAGTGTGTGGTTTCTGCGAACTACTGATCATGTTGCAGACAGCCTCCAACACAGGGTGCTTAAGAGTACCATCACCACGCTCAGTGTACCCTAACACAGCAGGTTTTGTGTACTCTTTGTCGGAGAACGGTGGAAACTCAGTCCGCACCAATTTTGACGTGGCAGTTGTAGCCGTAGCATACTTACACACGCCAATAACATGCTCAGCTAACGAACAGCCGGCAATCACATCGTCCAACATTGGCGCACCGAGCTCCTCCGTTGGTGACAACAACAACCAATCACGAAGTTGATCTTTCGTGACGGTCTCAGCAACACCAACACGGCGCCTCTCGTCACCCGCGACATGTATGCCAACTGTGCACCCGTCGATCATGATGGGACAACCACACGAACCAATGCGCGCGCCAGCAGTGGCATACGTCAACGGCGAAATGGGCGTGTGCCGCAAGTTAGCAGTCAAGTTGTACGACATGACAGCGTCGGTTCGCCGACAACCAGACGCAACATACGTGTCATCGGATGTATGTAACGTTGCCTCGCCACCAACAGGGGCCTCGTCCACAAAGTGCTCCCACACGCTACACAACGACCCCCGCGGGATAGTAACGAGCGCCAAGTCCTTTGACGGTACCAACACTATCTGCAACACGCTCGACGCAATTTCGTACACGATCTCCTGGCCACCACGCTGCCGGCGCAACTTGACGCTACCAGCAGCCAACATCCCCTCAGTGGCATGCGCCACAGTCAGGAACGTGGTTTGGGTAGGTGTAGACGACACACACAACCCATGCACAGCAAACCTAGGCTTCCCCTCAGGTTCAATCGACACCAACGACTTCAGCACTGAAGCACCCGATTGTTTCTCCAGCGTGCTCTTACCAACGCCAGCAATTGCAGACGTCGGCAGTGCACCGATGGTCACAACACGCTGCTTCTTCAATGGCTTGTGGTAGGCCTCAGCCTGCGGGACCAGGGCCTCTTCCTGTCCTGTCATCTTCTTGTACAACGAA